CTGGATGATAATACTTTAAAGTATGGGTTCGGAGTACTCGACAGGGCTTTTACAGCGTAATTGTCGTTATTTTTAGGGGTTAGTATGAACGGTATACCGACACCTTTATACTGTACTGGAGTTATTGAAAAGGAATTTACACCGTCGCCTTCGCTACCTAATCCTGTGGATGTTATCTCTATGTTGCTTAATGATTGACCTGATGTTGACCCCACAAAGGTAGATAAAGTTATACTAAAATTAGTAGAAAAGTTTGCATCTTTACGCCCACCTTTAACTGCCTGGTTTATATTCTCACTGTCCTTTGCAAAAGATAGGTAAATAGGATCGGTCTGTTCTTCTGTTTTAAAATAAAAAATATCTTCCCCGGAAGTACCAACTACAATTGCATCCGGATGCCCTGGTTCACTTGGTACTATTTTAACTGAACTTAAATCAGTTCCAAAGCTAGAAATTCTCGCGTACATATTTGCTGCAGACAGCGCTATGTTTTTAATTTCAACGTACTCAGCCGCAGAAAGATTGGATAGAGTATTTTTTTTATAAAAAGAGTAAAAAGTTTTAAGGTGATTAAATTTATTAGATTCTAAATTAAAGTAGTTATCATATTTACTGCCTGATAATTTAAATGTTATATTTTGATTGTCCTGATAATAAGGGCTTTGTATGTATGCACTTAGTGGGTCAGAAAATTGACCAGCAGATAAGTTTAAATTACTCAGCCGACCTTTTCCGTCAAATCCACCGCCATCCGCACCGGTACTAGTACCAGGGAATTCAATACTAAAAGTGTTTGTTATATAATCATATATATCAACATTAGCACTAGCCGAGGTAAAAACAGAATTATTATTACTATCTCTTAGAGTTACCTTTACATTATAGCGACCCGGGTATTGATACACATGCACAGCGCTCGGACCAAAGCTCGACGTACCGTCGCCCCAATCAAAGGTGGCTGTGTGTATGTCAAACGCGGCAGCTTTAAATGGTGTGTCGGTGGGGATTTTAACTTTAAATAGTAGAGGAGTAATGGGAAGATTATACGATGACAGCACCAACCCTTCTTTTGTTGTTGGTGATTCGTTTTTATAATCTAGAACGTCAAGAGTTGCAAAGTCTGTAGATATATTACTCATCTCTGACAATTATTTGATTTGAAATAGCTAGCGGGGAGTATAAGTATGGGAATTTAAAAAACGGTAGCGTGGTATCTTGATTAACTAATTCAATATCTGTTTCGGGGTAAAGCGGGTTAAAGGATAAAAAGGAAATTCCATTAAACAAATCATTCGTCTCAGGGTTTTGGGTATATATTCTTTTAACTCCCTCGAGTGATAAAATAGAAGATGTTAATGTTGATAGACTTAATTTTTGGCCTAACATATTGTTTTCAGGTAGAAAAAATTGTTTTATAAGATTACCGACTCTGGTACTTAATGTGTGTTTATTTATTTTATTTGTTCTATCTCTAACTACATATAGGTTTGTATTATCTAAAATTGAAGTACTTAGCTCGCCTCCAGGGGTGTAACCTAGCCCATATGCCATGTACACGGGGTCTCTAGGTACTACTTCGTTAGATATCATTTTTTTATCTTGTGTCAAGTCAATCATTAAATTCTTAAACGAGTTGCTTACATATGGCGGAAAAGATTTATCTTCAGTAAGTACAAATTTAGGAACTACAAAAACATTAACGTTATTAAAGTCGCAAGAGTCGGCAAAATTTACCTGATTGATTAATACACGGTTAACTTTATTTGGATCTACGCCCAAATTATAAAAATATTGAATGTATTCATTTATGTATTGTGTATTACTAACAACTTGTATGCTGTTAATAATACTAGGTAGATGCTTAATAAACAGAGCCTCATAATCACTCTCCGTGACTAATCTCATCTGTGAAGAAAATATTTTTGGCGCGTTTTTTCTGATTTGATCGACAGTTTCTGCTTCGGCTAGTGTAGTAGAATTAATTGGATTATTAAAAGTTAATTGTGCACTATTTGCGACAGTAATAAAGGTTGTCTCATCTCTGTTTAAAAAGGTGTCGTTAAATATAGCCCTCTGCCTTGAAGAATCATAAATGAATAACTTATTACCGTTTATTGCATCTTTGCTTATTATTCCTCTCCTATTATCAGACAGTATGTAGTTAATTGCTACTGTGTCTCCCTCAGCGAGCTTCCGTCCGAACGCCCCGTCACCAAATTTGATGTCATAATGCCCGTTTTCATTTAATCTCTTTTCAAATACCCGATCAGCAGGTTTTGAGAGGAACAAGCTCTCCACTTCAGAATATTCATGATATAAGCCATCCCCACGCTCCTGTACATTAACACTTATTGTATTGTCCGCTATAAACCTCTCATCATCTTCATTTACTATGTTATCTACTACAACTGTTAAACCTTCGAATTTTTCTCCCTGGGCAGTATATGCCGGGTACTCAGCTACACCACCTTGATATAATACAACGTTGTCATTGATTGCTTTTATATCTTCAACACCTGCTGCAGTTTTGTTAAAAGTAACGTCATCTAAAAATGTATATTGTATATCGTCGATTAAAAAATAGGAATATTTACGAATAGTGTAATTACCTTTAGCTAAATTTGCTGATGCTACAGCATTAATTGGAACAATAGAAGTTTGCCTACCAGTAGGCTTATAACCAATAAGCTTCACAATTCTGTTCATATTTTCATATAAACTTGCTTGGTCAAAATTTACTTCTGATGCCGTGTTGTTTAAATAAAATAGCAGTACATGATAGGAGTAAGCTATAATATCAATTACAGCTGCTAAGTTACTTCCTTCAAAATTTTGATCTGTAAATTTTTCGTTTTCATTTAATCTTTC